TGGAAAAGACAACTGGAAGAACTACCCGCGTGCCATGTTGCGTGCCCGTGTGATCTCCGAGGGAATTCGTACTGTGTACCCTGGAGTTCTCACGGGAGAGTACACCCCTGAGGAAGTGATGGACTTCACGCCCGCGCAGACCATGCCAAAGATCGAAGTCATCGAACACGAAGAGGTCGTCGATGGATTGGCGTTGTTTGTGCCTGACGTGGACGGCACTTTGAAGCAGTACAAAATGTGCGCTGGCGAAGAGGATTGGAAAGACACGTTTCTCGATCTCTTCTCGAAAGTTGGCAATTCCAAGAAGCTTTCTGACGAAGCAAAGAAGGAAAAGCTGAAGGGATTGAAGGAAGCTAACGACGAGCTGTTTAAAAGGCTAATTCTGAATGATGCCGAGGAAGGTGAACATGTCGAACTTTAAGAAAGATGGCAAAGACTTTAAGAAAGATGGAAAAGGCGTTCTCTATGTGAATGACAAAACCAAAGAGAGCCAACCTGACTACAAAGGGAAACTCATTCTCGACAAAGACTATTCGAAAGGCTCTGAAATAAAGATTTCAGGCTGGAGAAAGAGGACGCCCAAAAACCATCTGATCTCGCTTTCCATCGACAACTACAAAGCGCAGGATCAGGACCGCCAGTGGCCGAAGCCGGTCAACGAAGACGAAGATGTCCCTTTTAATTAGAACGGGCCTATGATAGTCTTACCTGACAAGCACAGGAGGTAAGGCGTGGTTCGTTCTAAAGAATGCTTCAAGTGCAAAGAAACTAAACCATTGAGTGACTTTTATAAACACTCTCAAATGGGCGACGGGCATCTGAACAAGTGCAAGGAATGCACAAAGTCAGATGCTACAAATCATAGGCTCGCAAATCTTGAAAAAGTGCGGGCCTATGACAAACAAAGATCAAGCTTGCCGCATCGACGTGATCTTGCGGCAAAAGTGAACAAACTTTGGCATCAGGAAGACAGGCGTCGGAAAGCAGCACACAATGCTGTTACTCGTGCGGTTAAAAAGGGCGTTTTAATTCCTGAACCATGCGTTAAGTGCGGCAACCAAAAAAGTTTGGCGCATCATGAAGACTACGACAAAAAACTTGAGGTTATGTGGCTTTGCCAACCTTGTCACAAAATAAGACACAAGGAGATACTGGTGGAAAGATCACACAAATGAGTACCATTGTGTTCGTCATTCCAGGAGTAGCACGGGGGAAGCAACGCCCCCGCGCAACACGCACTGGACGCGTGTACACGCCCGCACAGACGGTCAATCAAGAGGCGTATATCAAGATGCTGGCGGCAACCGCCATGCGTGGCCTTGCACCGCTTGTAGGCCCATTAGAAGCTACTTTTAGCATAAGCGTGGCAATACCTAAAAGTTTTACCCGACAACAACGAAAACAAATCGAAGATGGAACGCTTTTTCCTACATCAAAGCCGGACATCGACAACGTGGTGAAACTTCTGTGCGATGCGATGAATGGCGTTGTGTATGGGGACGACAAACAGATTGTCGATCTTTATGTCAGCAAGGCGTATGCGGACGCGGGTTCAACAACGGTGATGGTATCAATGAAGGGGACAAATGATGGACACGATAGACCCGAGGGTTGCAGGCAAGTGGACTGAAGACCGCATGGAAGAGATGATGATAGAACTTGGCTCAGAGAAGGCGAAGGTGAAAAGTTGGTCTCGTCATTACGATGAACTGCACAAGAAGTATGAGACGCTGTGTGACGCGTTGTACAAGATCGTTGGGCTTGATGAGTACGAGCGTGAGACGTGCGTATGGATTGCGAAAGACGCTCTGAAAGATGCTGGGGAGTGGCCGCGATAAAATCGTTAATTTAACGAAGGAGAAATCACATGGGATACGTTTACATGACCGATCCGCTCGATTTTTGGAACGGATGGCATAAGGCAGAAGATATAGTTCGAGAAGTTGGGGATGAAATCACCGAATATGATGAAGGAACCCATATAGCTAAAGAAGTGTACGATGAATGCCTGTCGGAGTTGACGCAAAAAGCAACACAAATGGGATGGGAAGGAGACATTTCCCAAGGGCCATTTGTATCCGTTTTCCCTCAAGCCAATGCAAACTATTGTCACCCAAGAATTATGATTGGTTTTAAACAATCAAATAATGGCACAACTTTTATTTATTCAGGTTGGCCTCTGTATCAATATGAGGACGGCACTGTTGAAGAATGGAACGATGAGTGGAGAGTTATAAATGACTGATGATCTTGTAAAGCGTTTTCGAGAACGCAATGTCATGGATTATGCCGATTTTGATGCAGTTGTAGACCGCATCGAGAAGCTGGAGGCGGCGCTGCGAGAGATTGCTGCGCTGGGTTATTGGGACGGCGACAGTGCGATGAGTATCGCCCGCAAAGCACTGGAGGGAAGAGATGAGTGAATACGAGGTCACAGCATTCTGGGCTGTGATCTTTATATTGATGACAACGCTAATCTGGGGACTGACAAAATGAACCACACAGAAGTGCTTACCAACGCAATCAACATCCTGCGCGACAGAGACGCTAAATACGGGCCTGTCCAAGAAATGTTTGAGCGCACATCAAAGCTGGCGTCGATCATTCTGGATCGAGAAGTGACGCCATATGAAATCACCGTCATCATGAAGTGCTTGAAGGACGCCCGCAAGAAATACGACCCGATGAACGTCGATCACTACGCCGACAACATCAACTACGAAGCGTTCTCGTATCAATTCGCCACCGCTGGGGCAGATGAAGCCGCCGAAGACGCTGTAACCGCTGAACTTGCCAAGAAGCTGGCCCCCATGATGCCCAACAACGGAGATTACAATGTCTGAGAGACGCAAGGTATTTGTAGCCACGCCTATGTACGGTGGCATGTGCACGGGCTTCTACACGCAGAGCATTTTACAGTTGCAAAATGTATTTATGCAGAACGGTGTGGAGTCGGCCCTGTCTTTCGTGTTCAACGAGAGCCTGATCCAACGTGCTCGCAACAGCCTCGCCCATGCGTTCCTGAAGACCGACAGCACGCATCTTCTGTTTATAGATGCAGACCTACGGTTTGACGCCAATGGCGTCTACAGGATGCTGGAGGCCGACAAGGACGTGATCTGCGGCATATATCCGAAGAAGGAAATCAATTGGCCGATGGTGAAGATTGCCATTTTCCAGGGCGTACCAGTTGAGGAGCTGAAGTGGCACACGGGCTCGTGGGTCATCAATCTGGCGGGCTACGAGGGCTCTGCAACCGTCAATGTCAACGAACCGTTTGAAATATGGGCAGGCGGCACCGGCATGATGCTGATCAAGCGCGAGGTTTTTGAGAAGCTAAAGGAAGTGACGCCGATCTATACCAACGACATGACCGACTTGGCGGGCACGATTGGCGAGAAGGATCGGATTTACAACTTCTTTTCACTCAGCATCGAACCCGTCACCAACCGGCTTCTGTCTGAGGACTACCACTTCTGCCGTGAGTGGAGATTGACCGGCGGGCATATATGGGCAGCACCCTGGCTCACGCCGGGGCACGTTGGCACCTACCTGTTCGAAGGTCAGTTACCGATAGACCAAGAAAGCCGCGCTGAAGAGGGGCCGCAATAGCCGTCTCTGCGTGCATTGTTCACCTTGATCTCTGTGATGGTTTGGGGGGTGTCCTTGGAAGACCAAGAGACATCCTTCCAGACCTCACAAGCCGTTCCGTTAGTCGCGCTTGTGCCCGTCAGACTTGAGCAGGCCATCAGGGGTGACATCAACAGCATCGCCAGCACGAACCGCATTCTCAACTCTCCTAAGAGCATCAGCAGTGGCCTTGGCCTCGATCTCAGCGATGGCGTCGGCCCTGATCTTGAAGTACACGCCGCCGAGAACGACGACAACGGCTACCGCCATAGCAAGATAGCGGCCCACAGGCGTGAAGAGCAGACTAAACACCGTGTTCCTCCATATGCTGCTTGCGGAAGAACCAAATCGCAATTCCCAGCCCGATGATGGCGGACATGATAAGGAAATTGGGGTTGCTGAATAGGCCAATAAGCTGATCCGCCGTGTCAGACGCGTCCTGAGCCTGCGCAGCGACCTGTTTCGCAACACCCAAGCCTCCGAGGCCAGCCGTAACCAACGCCGCGTTACCCTGCTTGCTATCCGCCATCGTTCGTACAGGTACAGGATCGGGATTGGCGCGGTGTTCATGTTCATCAGCCGTAGGCTCCTCTTTGACGGTAGAGGCCGCTGTAGCCTCTCCAGAGACCCACCAGGCGCTTTCTGCCTGACGACGGCGTACAAGGCCGGGAAGCACCTTACCGCCGCCCTTGGTCCATTTCATCAGCTCTGCGGGCACTTCATCAAACTTCGCCGCGTTCACCTTCTTCAGGAGCGTCGATGACTGAAGATTGCCAACACCGGCGTTGTAGGCAAAGTCAACGAGCACGTCGAACTGGTGCTGGTTCAGGGGTTGGTGAACCATGTTGTGAACGGCGGTCTCGAACTTCACGAGATCACGAGACAGAATGTCGTTGGCCTGCTGCTGGGTGATCGTCATCCCGTCCTTGACCGGGGGAGCGCCAGCAGACGTTGTGTGGCCATATCCGATGGTGCAGACGTTGGCCGGGCAACGATAGGCCGTCAGCTTGCAGCCTTCAAACTTCTTGAGAAGGGCGTTCATGCCCTCTGGGCTCATTTGCACGGGCGTACTCCTAGTGGACGAGGGAAATGACAGCCAAGAGGCCGCAGATGAGGACGACAACAAACAGCAAGAAAGCAGAGCCCCAAACCATAGCATCGTGCATAAGTTGCTCCTGTTGTTTCTGGGCTTCCAAAGCAGCAGCTTTCTGATCCTTTTTAATTTGGGTCGTAGCAGCAACCACCTGGTCCCAAGCCGCCAATCCGAATTCGCCAACGAAGTGGTTCTTCAGGTCCGCCATCATGGCGTCGGCTTCGGCCTTGGCCGCGTAGGCTTCCATTGCTACCTGTTGAGCGGATTTTCCTGCGGCGAAATTTCCCTTGGGCTCTGCGGCGGCGCGAGTAATCGCAGCAACGCTATCGAACAGCGAGCCAAGGTCGCCCGCCATCCCCTGAAGTTCTTTGCCAACGGCAATACCGGCCTTGATGGCCTCGTAGCTACCCTTGGCAAGAGCAAGTATTGTAAGCGGGTCCATTTACCGACATCCCCAACGCCTTCTCGCGGCTTTACCGCGCTCACCCTTCCACTTTTTTGACCGAGCGCAGAAGCTTTTGTGACGCGGGTTCTTGGGGTCTTTGGTAGGGGCTTTCAGCTTCGATCCGGTCGCCTTGTTGTACTTGCGCCGACCCTTCTCGGTGAGGCCGCCCCCAGCCTTCACCGACTGCTTCTCTCCCCGTCCAACACTGAGGGACGGTCCAGACATTATCGCCTCGCTGTTCTCTTGGACTTCTTGAAAGACTCCGCCGTAGGAGCCCCCTTGCTGCCAGGCTTGCGCATACGCTCACCGCTGCCTGCCTTGATGCGGCGGCGCTTGGCATTGATGTTTGCGTACAAGCCTCGCTTCGCCATTAGTAACCTACCGCTGTAACTTCGTTAGCAACAAGAACGCCGCCAATGTTGACGCTAACGACAGCAGCAGTTGCAGCACTGGAAGCAACTTGGAACCTTAAATCCGTTCCCGCGGTATATGGGAACGGAAAATGGCGCTGCACTTCATAGGTCGTATTGAACGGAGTTTGCACAACTATGCGTTGCACGCCGGACGACAAGTTAGTTACAGCACGGTATGTCGTATAGTTTGCGGTGTTGCCGTTAAATGACGAATACGCACCAAACCGAAAAGCTTGAAACGTGCTTCCCGCAGGAACTGTGTAGACCGCCATCTGGCTAATTCCAACGCTGCCCGCCACGCCGTTGACCGTTGCCGTGTTGATCTGGGCATACGTCACGCCGCCATTGGTCAACGTCACCGTGTTAGCCGGGTTGGTCGCGCTTCCCGTTGCGACGAACATGCTGTTGATGCGGAAGTAAGCATTAACGGTTGATACGCCTGTTGCTCCATTGAGAACAAGGTTTTCCGTCAGAATGTTGTAATTCGCATCGAGGCCGACAATCGTGATGGTCGCGGTGTCTCCTGCGCCCCCCGTCAAAGTCATGGTGGTGGCGGACGAAGGAAACACATAGTCGGCCGTCGCCATGTTCTCCCAAACCGTGCGGAACAAGCCCGCAGTAGCAGGGGTGGTGCCATAGCCAAAGATGTTCTGAGCCGCGTGATACGGAACTTGGCCCCTGGACACTTGCAGCTCGAACGGTTCAGACCTTCCGTGCTGGGTCATCGAGAAGGTTGACTGTGCCATTAGACGCCACCCTTCTCCGGCTTGCTGACGGGGCTGTTCTTGTAATCGTTGGGATTACCAGAATAGTTCCAGACAGCCTG